CGCCGTAGTCAGAGTGCTCCTCGTCACTGTTCCCGACAGCGACGTCGACCCCGAACCCGCATATTTCAAGCCACGCCATAGTGCCTCAGAAGTAGTTGGGATCGCCGGATGAAAACTCGGTGCCGGTGACGACCACGCGGCGACGGCGTTCGGCTGCACTATCGAGCCTCGACCTGGTTGAGCTCGACAGGCCTCCGCCGCCGCCCCCATGTGTCCCGGTCGATGCCTGCGCTGCCCGCAGCGCTCGATTCCAGACCTCGGGGACGTTGCGCATCTCCGCGGTGTTCTCGCGGACCGCGTCGGTGTTTTCCTCGAGGTTTCCGGACAGTCTGCGCCCGAGCCTGTCAATCACCGTCTCGCGGTCGCGGACGTCGCCGCCGATGAACGACATCGAGCCCGAACCCGCACCGACCGTGTGCCGGCCTGGTTGTTGGCGGGCGAGGTCCGTCATGTCGCCGATCGTCGACTCGATCCAGTCACGGTGCAGGGCCTCCAGCCCATAGACGAACTGCTCCGCAGCCTCCGCGGCCCTCTCCGTCTCGTCGCCGAGTGTCGCAACGCTCGCAGTGGTCTCCTCGACTGCAGCCTCAGCGGCCTCGAACTCGGTCGTGATCTTGATCATCTCGTCGCCGATCTTGCCCAGCGGGTCGATGATCTGGTCGCCTACGCGCCGCGCCTTGTTCTTGTCCTTTCGGAACAGGTTGGCGAACCAGATCTGAATGTCCATCCCGGCCCGGAGAATCCAATCCTTGAATTTCTCGATCGGCTCCTCGAGCGCCTTGAATCCTGCGGCAAGCAGTCGCAACGGCAGGATCATGGGCTGCATCGCGAGGTTCACCATCGACAGCAGCGGCGCGAATGCCTCGAGAGTGGTCAGGATCGGGTCCAGGATCACCAGCAGGTCGCCCGATATGACGTCCGCAAACCCTCCGAAGACCGTGTCCATGATTCCGCCGATCCGGTCCATGATCTCGATGAACGCCTCGGATTGCGTCCAGAACCTCGATAAGAATCGGACGACTTCGGAGATGCCGCCCGTCGCAGCGGCCATCGCCATGCTGGTCGTCTCGGTCGTCCCGGCCAGCGACTGAAGGGCGCTGTTCGCTGCATCGGTCTTGATGTCGACCGAAGCCTGCGCCTGTCGCCCCAGTTCGCCTGCCCGTTCCGAACGCTTGACCATCTGACGGCGCTCGTAGTCGGACGGTCCTGTGTCTTGCGGCTTTGTGTGGGTTGCGGTCCCGATGCTCCCGAAGTCCCCGACAGCGTTCGCGCCGCCCTGCGCGTACTGCGAGGATGCCGCAGCAAAGGCGGCCTGAACCGCTTCGCCAGCCTTCTTGAAGGCGTCTTCCATCTTGCCGGCAGCCTTCACCGACTCATCGCCGACGTCCTTCACGGATGCCTCCGCAGCCTCCGCCGCGGCCTTGAAGTCGGACATGCTGTCGGACGCGCGCTGTGTGCCCTGTGCTGCCCTGCGACCCGCTTCGTTCAGGTCGTTCTGTGCCTGCACCGCATCGCGGTTCTTCTTCGCCATGCGCTCCGACTCGTCGGCACCCTTGCGGAGCGCAGCGCTGTACTTCTCCATTTCGTCTGCTGCGGCGGACGTGTCGATGCCCTCGAGGGTGTCCAGGACATCGGTGCCAGCATCCACGACGTCCTCGCCGGCCGACACGAATGCGTCCGCGGAGAACTCTGCGATATCCCCGGTCAGGTTCTGCATCGCCTCGCGCGCCTTTCCGATCGACTCGGCCATGTCCAGACCGAGCGCCCTGGACGCGACGTCCGCCGCCTGCACGAGTAGCGTAATGCTGCCCACCAGCGATGTCGCAATGACGCCGGAGATTCCGGCAAGCAGCTTCACTGCGACGCGGGGGATGCGGATGAAGAGGTTGAATGCTGCCTGTTTTGCGAGGTCGAGCGCAGCGATGAACGGCGAACTGATTCGCAGGAATCCAGCGACAGCGTCCAGAACGTCAGCCATCGAGCGGGCCGAATCGACCAGCGTCATCCGGAACGCCATCATCGCCGCGTCGTTTTCGGCGATCCCGTCGGTGGTTCCGCGCGCCGTCGTAGCCAACTCTTTCAGGAATGGCTTCAGCTCGTTGCCGACGGTGATCGCCAGTGTCTCCGCGCTGGAGTCGAGCAGCTTGAGTTGGCCGTCGAGGGAGTCGAGTTGCTTGTCGGCGATCTCCTGTGCTGTTCCGCCCGCTTCGTCCAGCGATTGCTTGAGAGTGTCGACCGATTCGATGCCCTGGTTGAGCAACGCGGCCACAGCCGGACCGGCCCGCCCGCCGAACAGGTCCATTGCGTTCGCGCTGTTCAGCCCCGCATCTTCGAGTTCTTGGAGCACACCGGTCAGACCCTTCGTCGCGAAGTCGGCGTTCGTGAAGTTCACGTCCAGCTTCGCCGCAACCTCCGCCGTCTTGCGGAACATCGCGTTGAGGGACCGGCCCGCGCGACCCGACTTGATGCCAGCGTCGGACAGCTTCCCGATCGCCGCCGCCGTCTCCTGGATCGAAATCCCGAGCCCGGACGCGGTCGGGGCGGCGAATGACATGCCCTGCCCCAGTTGCTCCACCGACGTGTTCGCGCTCGTTGCCGCCTTCGCGAGAACGTCGTTGACCTCGCCGAGTTCTTCGACCCCCTTCCCGAATCCGGCCAGGACATTCGTCGCAATGTCCGCCGCGTCCGCGACTTCCAGCGTTCCAGCGGCAGCGAGTTGCAGGACCCCCGGCAGGGCCTGCGTCTGCTCGCTGACGGACAGGCCAGCCATGGCGAGGTTGCCCAGCGCGTCCGCTGCCTGCTTCGCGCTGAACGCCGATTCCCGGCCAGCTTTCAGTGCGGCCGACTCGAGCTGGAGAAGTTGGGCTTCTGTGGCCCCGGCTTTCGCGCCAGCGTCTGTGATCGACGCTCCGAATTCCGCAGCCTTGTCCGCAGCGGTGGCCAGCCCTCCGGCTACACCAGCAGCGGCACCGGTCAGCGCCAGCGCCCATGCGGTCGGATTCGCCAGCTTCGAGAACGTCTTCCCGAGGCCAGATACAGAACCCCTCGCAGCGCCGACCTGTCGCTGAAACTGCTGGTCATTCAGCGTCAGATCGACGCCGAGCGCCCCGAGATTTACTTCGAATGCCACCTATCTATCCGCCGAACGTTCGGTTCTTCTTCCGCTTTCGCTGCTCTTCTTTCGTCTTGCGCTTCAACTCTTCTGACTTCCGATCGTTCTCGCGTCGGACCTGCCCGATGTAGTTCTCGGCGAGCATGCCCTCGATCTCAGACGGCGTGAGCGCTGCGATCTGGTGTGGGAAGCAATGGTACTCGCGGGCCAGAGCGTAGAAGTGATCTGGCCACGCGAGCAGTCGCCTCAGTTTCCCAGATCGTCCACCGTGAGTTCAGCGGGGTCGACGTCGTAGAGGTCGAGCTCGTCTTCGTCCTCCGTCTCGGTGACCTCTTCGCCGACCTGGATTCCGTTCACGCGAAACGCGACCCTGAGCAGCGGCTGAACGACCGAACTCGGCAGGTCCATGATCTCGGCGGCGTGACCGATCTTGTTCCACACACGTTCGTCGGTGTCCGGGGCGAATGCGCACGCGCTCACGAGCGCGACATTGGCAAGGTCGCTGGCCGTCATCTCGTGTTGCGCGAGAAACGCCTTGCCCTTCTTCGTGTCGGCCACACGCGCCGCCTTTGCGAGTTTGTCCTGTCGCACCTTGAACGGAAGCTCGCGGATCTCGACCTTGAATTTGCCGACATCCACGATCTCCGACTTGCGCTTCTGCCCACCTCCGAACTCGGCGCGAATTCCACGCCGGATGTCTGCTCCGCGGTCGACCAATTCTTCGTTCTGTTCTTCCATCGTTCGTTCTCCCGTTTGTCAGTATCCACCGTCCCGTGTTCTGACCGCCTCCAGCACGGGATTACACTGGTGAGGGCGGGCGGCCGCGCCCCGGTGGGGATGTTCCCGTTCAGTCGTTATGCGGTCGGATCTCCGAGCGCCAGTGAGGTCGATGCGCCGTAGTTGACGCCCTCCCCTGTGAGTTGAGCGGTCTGCAGTTCGTCGGGGCTGAACGACATAGCTTCGTCGCCGAGCAGAAGCCACGCTCGCCAGACGGTATCCCCGGCTCCGGGCGGTTGGATCTCGTATCCGTGAACGTTCCCGCTGTTGAGCTCTTCGTACAGCTGCAGCCCAGACCCTCCGGAGTCGAGATCGTCCAACCCGAGGTCGAGCATGTTCAGCCCGAGTTGGACGTCCTTCAGACCTGCGTGCCTGTTGCGGGCCGAATCACCGAACACCGTCTTGTCCAGCAGGTCGATCACGAACGAAATGTCGTAGCCGCGACACAGGGCGATCGTGTGTCTCTCCACGTAGTCCCCGGACCATGTGATCGTGTCCCCGGTCTTGTCCGTGGCGAACGTCACCTTTCCGAGGAGATAGTTGATCTCCTCGATGTCCGAACTCGAGATCGCCCCTCCGTTCGCCTTGAACGTCGGGGTCACCGTCGGGTCCCACCAGTTGTGTGCGGCCGTCGTCGTGTAGAACGTCAGGCCGTCCCCCGAATCGGTCATCCCGTCGTCGGTGACCGACGCCGAATCGTTCGTCGCCAGCACGCTGGCTGTATATCCTGCTGCTACCGTCATGGCATTCCCTGCTGGTCAGGTGTCCGTCACACGTCAGAATCGCTCTGACGTATCAGGGCACCGTAGTCACAGCGGCCGCGATGCCCTGCCCGGTGACCGAGTAGGTCGGCGTGCCGTCCGGCGCGTTCGAGGACTGGTAGCCCTCGAGCAGCACCGGGAACACGAACCCGTTGGTCCCGTCGGACAGGACGCGGAAGTAGATATCGCTCCCGGCCAGGGCCTGCGTCCGGATCATGTCCTGCCCGGAGTCTCCCCAGTCCTCATCGCCCGAGACGGTCACCGTCTTGTCTTCGAGCCCGGCGATTCGGTTGCGCGCCGTGTCGTCGAAGTTGGTGATCTCGAGCAATTCCTTGATGAAGTTCGAGTCGACGTTGTTCGACCCGTCCGACAGATCCGTCCAGGTCGACCCCTGGTCGTCGGACACCTCGATTGTTCCGCTGAATCCTGCGTTCACAGTCATTCGTTATCACTCCTCGTCGGCGTTCAGCCGATCGATCAGTTCCTGTTTCGTTCCGCTCACCTTCAGGCCACGCTCGCGCAGCCGCTCCTTCAGCTCGTCGACCGTCAGGTCGTCCAGTTTTCTCGTGCCCTCGATCAATCCGAGCGCCGCGTACTCGGCCACCATGTGGGGCGGCACGTCGTAGGTGCGGCCCTTCTTCTTGTCGAAGTAGTCGTCGACGAATGTCACCGGCACACGCTTCGTCATTCGTTGATCCTCGCCATGAAATTCACGCTGTAGACCGGCATCTTGTTCGGCTCCGACGACCGAAACACCTGCCCGATGGGGCGGATCGAAATCCACCCCGACGGGACGTGGTACCGGAGCGCGTCGTACACCTGTTGCGCCGTCGACTTCGCGTCCGCGACCGTCTCGGCCCTGCACCACACCTGGAACCCGATCCGCTTGCGCTCGCTCGCTCCACCAAACCGAGCGTTCGGCCTCGGCGACGGTGCGTTGTCGACGAGGATCGCGTTCGGCTTCGTGTGTGCGTCCGGCCAGTAGCCGGAGTCAGAGACGTTCTCGAATCCGTCCGAGGTGAGCTTCTGCCGGATGACGTCTGGTACATCAGTTGCCATCTCCGAACTCGCTGGCAGGTGCCGTAATGTTCGCCCATAGCCGCGGCGCCTCTTGCTCCACCACCGTCGCGATGATCTCCAGCGCGGCCGAGCCGCTGAACGCGTTGAAGGCCTTCTCCAGCCACTTCCGCCCCGACGAGTGCGGCCCTTCGTGCACGAAGATCGCGTATGGTGCGCGGTATCCGAGCGACACCTTGAACCCCTGCCCGTTCCACTCCGGCTGCCGCACAAAGGCGCTGTTGCGAAGGAACCCGGTGTCGACAGGCACCAGACGCTGCGCCTTCCGCAGCACCTCGAGCGCGAACCCGTACAGTCCGACAGCGACAGCACGCGGTAACCGCTCGGCGACCCTGTTCAGGTTCTGTATGACCTCTCGCTCGCTCATCCGACCACCGCGTAGTAGGACGACCGCCCGGCCGTCGTGTCGCTGCCGATCATCAGGATCTTTCGCCCCTTCGTCAGAACGGACGGGTCGTCTTCCGGCAACCAGATCCGATTGGTCGAACTGAACTCGTAGTCATCGCACGACACGCGGTTCGTGTTCTCGTGCGTGACTCCGTTCTCGTCGACGACGGTCACGCCGCGACGGAGCCTGACGGCCAGGTCGTTCAGTGCGCCGATCTCGGGGTCGCCGTGATCGCCGCCCGTCTGCTCGGCGTACTGGATCGTGGCGTTCTTCAGTGGGTTCATCCATCCCATCAGAACCACCTCAGATGCCGGTAGTTCTCGGCCGCATCCGCGAACGATTGCGGCACGTCGACCTTTCGCCCGTTGACCGTGACGTAGCTGATCGAACCCTGGTCCACCCCGACCCGCTTGACCGTCGGGTCCGCGCCGTCGTTTGCGACGCGCATCACAACAAACTCGATCGCTGCTCGCTCGATGTCGTACGGCAGGTCTCGTGTCAGCGTGCCGTCCACGCTGGCCTGTTGCGGCGTCACCCATCCGCCGTCGTAGTCCACCGTGTAGAAGTTCCGGCCGTCGGTACCGATCCATCTCTTGTACCGGCCGATTCGCTCGATGAACCCGTCTTCGGCGGACTCGATTCTGTACGTCGCTGAATCGACCCCCTGGCTTGTGACGCCGTTGTCATGGGTGATCGAATTCACCGTGTCGATTGGCAGCGCCTCGAACACCTCGAGACGGAAACTGCCGTCGCCGGCGACCTTCTCGGTATGGCCTGCGCGCCAGTGCACGTCACGCCCGACCAGCTTGGCGAACAGGTCCGTCGCCTCGTTGATCGCACGGTCCAACAGATCGGTGTCCGACGAGTAGCCAGACACCGCGCTCTGTGTGGTGAGTGCATGATCGACCGGCGCCACTGATTACCCTCCGTGCTCGTCGATGTACGTCTCCAGCCGCTCGACCAGGAGGTCGTCGGTTCCCGAGCCAGACAGGCCCAGCTTCGCGCATGCGGACTTGCGCTGCGGATACCCTGCCCCCAGCGCCGCCTTCGCGAGTTCGACGCCCCCTTCCGGTTCGTCCTCGCCTTCATCCTCGCGGTACTCGCTCGGGCTCTCCGGCTTCGTCTCTCGCGCCTCCGCATCGGGGTTCGTCCCCAGTCGCCCCGGCAGGTTCTCAGGTGGCGTGTCGAGCGTGAACCCGCTGGACTCGAAGCGGCGCATCGCCTCTTCGTTCAGCCGCGTCACCAGGTGGGCGTCCTCGGGCTTCACGCCGTCGCCGGACGACAGCATCGCGTCTCGTGCCTGTCGGTGCACCTCGACCATATGGCCGGGGTAGCGCTTGCCCCCACGGAACTTGATCGGCCTGGCGACCACCACCGGATATCGTTTTGCCATCTCGTCTTCCCGTTCAGAATTCGTGGCCCGTTGTAGCTGTGTGGCAAGTCCTGACGGCACGGGCCCACACCATCAGGTCAGGTCACTCGTCACGCCGGATTAGGGCGCGGAGTCGAAATCTCCGACGACGAAGGACTCGGGCCGGTAGATCGTCTGGCAGGCATCCTGCTCGGCCAGAATGGCGACCATGTTCCGGCCGAAGTAGTCCTCGTGCTGGTCGGCGACCCGAATCGACGCGGCCATCCCGTCCCACACGGCAGCGCCCATCGAGAACGCGCCGCAGAGGAAGTCTCCGGCGTTGATCGCGGTGGTGATGACCACCGGGGTACGCCAGATCTGCTGGCCTGCGCCCATGCCGACGTTGACCCACAGGTAGTGACCGTCGTTCCCCTTCTCGAGCTCGATGTCTTCCCAGTCCTGCGGATTGAGAACCACGCCGTCGACGGGGTAGTGGGCGAGCTGCGCGAGAGTCATCGCCCGACGAATCGCGTCCAGCTTCTCATCGCCCGCCGCCCCGTTCGACCACGAGTAGGACTGTGCGGACGCGTGGGTCATGATGCCCTGGAGCTGATCGCTCGACCCGTCGCCGTAAAGGATCTGCTGCTCCTCGGAGAGCTCGAGCCCCTGGAACAGCCGGGTGTCGATGTGCTGCCGGAGCATCTGCCGGTTCCGCAGGATCTGACGGGACGCGGGCAGCCAGTGGGCCAGCGTCTTCATTGCCTCCTGCGTCAGGTCGAACGTCGCGTTCGCCTGAGGCTTCAGCTCGGTTTCGGGGGTGTAGATGAACGTGTCGGCCACGACCGCAACGTCGGCACTGTGCGTGCTCGACAGGTTCGTCGTGCACGTGATCGTGTCCGTCGACTGGTTGACCGAATCGACGGTCAACTCCTCTTCGTTGCCCGTGCCCGGCGCGACCGTGATCGTCTGCCCGGAGTAGAACCCTCGAGCGTTGTCGACCTCGATGTCAGCCTGCCCACTGGACGCCGACGAGGCGACCTCGGTGTAGAGCTGATAGAAGTTCGTCTCCTCGACGTACTCCACCGTGCGCTCGTCGGTCTGGTTGATCATGAGCAGATCGCGCAGACGAAACTGCCGGTACGGATCGGCGAAGATCCCAGGCACCCTGAACGGGTCGACCAGGTCGCCGGCGCTCGATGCGTCCCCGGTGACCGTCTTCGACTCCATTCGCAGGTCGCGCTGGAGGAACGACTTGACCTCGACGGCGTTGGAGGACAGCGCGTTGCGCCGCTCCATGTCGGTGTACGCGTCGGACTCGACGAACCGCTCGCCGATCGACTTGCGAGCCTGATTCTGTGCGCCGAAGCTCCCACGGCCCATCTTCTTCATGAGCTCTTTGTGGTCGTCCTCGAGCGCGCCGTACTTCTCCATCAGGTCGGCGTACTCGGCGCCCATCTCACGGAGCTTTTCGTCCAGGCCGTCGATCTTCTCGGCGGTCTCCTCTCGCGCCTCGCCGAGTTCTTTGATCTCCTCGTCGCGCTTGCCGACCGCCTGCTTCATTTCGTCCAGGGCGGACGTGAATTTCTGCTTGAGGTCGGTGACGTCCAACGGTTCATTGTCGGGGTCGTCCTT